GAGGCACGTCAACGGACGTTCAACGGACGTTCAACAGACGTTGCAACGGACGTTGCTAATCCGTTCGAACGGAATGCGAACCCATCAACGTCAAAAGAAAACCCCCTTACCCCCTTAGATCGCGAGCCAGCCGCGCCAGCCCAAAAGGCTGGGCGCGCGGCTTCTGCTGGGGAAGCGAAGGCGATTGGCGAGGTTCTTGCCAAAGGTTCAAAGTTTGGTATTGATGGAAATGGATGACAGATGGATTTCCCGATGAACGAAACGATTACCGTTTTCTCCGCACCATTGCTTCGTAGCAATCACGCATCCTGCGCTGAAGACGCAACCACTCCTCGCGCTCTGCGCAATGCTGGCAATGGTCTTTTTCGAAATAGGCAGCTTCGGAATAATTCATGGCGCTCTCCATTGTGGCATGGAGGGCTTACAGGCTTTCCGGTTAAAGGATCGTAAATGGAATGCTGGTCAATCCTCTCCGCCTTGGCCTGCCAAGATGGATGATTGGAAGGAGAACAAGGGCCGCGTCCCTGTCGCCGCGCAAGGCAAGCGCGTGAAGGTTGAATTGTTCAGCGGACAAAGACCGCCTGAAAGCTGGACCGCCGATGGAAGGCAAGGGGCTGATTGGACTATCTCGAAGATCGCAAAGCCATATCAAATCAAGCTCTATAAAATTGAATAGCCGCCTTCGCTCCTGCGCGAGCGCTCACCACGCTGCGGAAAGTATGGCTGCAATGCGGTTCCCTGATCTTGGTGGTCGCACAAGATTACGGGCAACGAATTTGGGGAGGGGTAACGGCTGCTTCAAGCCCAATGAATTGCAGCAACGGTGACGGGGTGGGCTAGTAACCTGCCCCGTTTCGTTTTGAAAAACACTGTGCTAAATGACCCGCATGAGCCTGACACCCAAACAAAAGCGCTTCTGCGAAGAATACCTTGTTGACCTGAATGGGACGCAGGCGGCAATTCGTGCCGGGTATAGCAAAAAGACGGCAAAAGAGATTGCTTCTGAAAACTTCTCGAAACCTAACATTCAGGAATATTTGGCTGAACGCATGAGGGAGCGCGGCGAGAAACTCGATATTACTGCCGAAAAGGTTCTTAAACAATGGTGGGACATTGCCAACGCTGATCCCAATGAGATTATCCAGTTTCGCAAGACTGCCTGCCGCCATTGTCACGGCATCGACCATCAGTATCAGTGGGCTGACGAGAACGAATTTTCGGTGTCTCTGATCAAAGCCAAGGAAAAGAGTGTCAAGCCGCTACCGAACGACAAAGGTGGCTATGGCTTCAGGCGCTCACTTGATCCCCACGCTGATTGCCCGCGCTGCGATGGTGAGGGCGTCGCTGACGTTTATGGCCTCGACACGCGCCATTTAAGCCCTGCCGCTCGACTGCTCTATGCGGGGGTCAAAGTTACGCAGAACGGCTTTGAGATAAAGATGCGCGATCAAGACAAGGCTCTTGAGAACGTGGCGCGTCATCTTGGAATGTTCCTGGAGCGCCATATTCACACCGGCGCTGATGGCGGCGCTATCGTGAACGAAATCATTCTGCGAGGGGTTCGGCCTGGTGAAGTTGCAGCCCAAGACGAAGACTAGAGCAGTCGAGATAAAGATACCGGAAAAGCTCGTTTCGGTCTTTGAGGGCAAAGCTGATACGCGCGGCGCTCATGGTGGCCGGGGATCGGCAAAATCTCGCACCTTCGCCCTCATGACGGCTGTTCGGGCGCATATGTGGGACGCGGCTGGTCGCACCGGTATCATTCTATGCGCTCGCCAGTTTCAAAACTCTCTCGCTGACAGCTCGCTTGAGGAAGTGAAGGCGGCGATCCGCGAAACCCCTTGGCTGGCCAAACATTTCGACATTGGCGAAAATTACATTCGCACTGTCTCCGGTCGGATAAGTTACAGCTTTTCCGGCTTGGATCGCAACATTGACAGCATCAAGGGAAAATCGCGAATTCTGCTGGCATGGGTGGAAGAGGCTGAAGGTGTCACTGAAGAGGCATGGGTGAAGCTCATACCGACGCTGCGCGAAGAGGATAGCGAACTGTGGCTGACATGGAACGCTGAAAACGAGGAAAGCGCCACCAATCAACGCTTTCACCCAGACGTTATCGAGCCTGACGAAAACACCAAGATCATTGCGATGAACTGGCGCGATAATCCTTGGTTTCCTGCAATCCTTGAGCGCAAGCGCATTGCTGACAAAAAGAACCTGCCGCATCTGTATGAACACATTTGGGAAGGCGCGTTTCTTGAAGCAGTTGAAGGCGCGTATTATGCGCCTTGGCTCACAAAGGCACGGGAAGAGGGCCGAATAGGCTTTGTTCCCGAAGACCCTCATCATGTCGTTTCCTTGTGCGCTGATATTGGTGGGACCGGCGCGAAGGCTGACAATTTCGTGTTTTGGGCAAGACAGTCCATCGGCCTGGAAATACGATGGACCAATCATTACGAAGTCCAGGGACAACCCATCGGCGCGCATTTGGCTTGGATGCGCTCACAAGGCTATACTCCTGATCGGGCGATAATCATTCTGCCGCATGACGGCGCAACAATGGATAAGGTCATTGATACGAGCTACGAAAAGGCGTTTCGTGAAGCTGGCTACAGTGTGATCGTAGTGCCCAATCAGGGCAAGGGAGCGGCCAAAGCACGAATTGAGCGCGCGCGCGAACTGTTCCCCAAGATGCGCTTCGATGAAACCAAGTGCCGCTCTGGCCTGAAAGCTCTCGGCTGGTATCGACCAAAATTCAAGAAAGGGACAAAAATTGATCTTGGCCCTGACCATGACGAAAACAGCCATAGCGCCGACGCATTTGGCGGTGGTTGTGTTCAATACCGAGAACCGACTATAAGCGTCCCAAGGAAGCCCAAGCCGCGCACTGGCGGCGCTGGTGGCTGGATGAGGGGCACATGACGATGGAAATTAAGGAACACGATTGCTTTACCATCGCCGGGGTCTATTCGGTAATCCCAAACCCGCATTGGCGCCGGTGGACCTTTGTGGTCGGGTTCTTACTTCAAAGACAGCATTGCATCGGACAAGCGAAAGAATGGAAATGGCAAGGATTGATGATATAAAAGCGAAGCTCCGCGCGCGCGAGGGCCAGCATGGGTTTGAAGATAACGTGAAGGCGATCAAGGCCATGTTCGCGCGCGAAGAGGCCCGCGAAACGGTAAGGCAGAAATACAAGGATCAGGAAAATGCTTGATATCACGCATACCAAGTCGAGCCTAAGGCTATCCGGGAATGGGTAGGCGACCATGGCTCTCGCTTCGACATTGCTGTTCACAAGGAGAAAGATCATGAATGAGCCGAGTTTTCTGCAACACATAATCGCTCGCATCCGGGCCGCATTCCGCACCCACAAGACAGAAATGCTTGTGAGCGCTGTGCTGGGCTTCCTGGTCGGCGCTGCGCTGTCCTGATGTCTCTCGGAACGACGCGCACCGGCGAGCCGCTTTTGTTCGGCTGGGATGATCAAACTTGGCAGCGCGCTTTCGTGTGGGCTGGGGAAAAGAACAAGTTTCGGGTTGTCAAAGCAGAAAACCTGACGCCAGAGCAATGGGGCGCGCTTACATGTATTCATTCGCTCTGGATGGAAAAGAACGGTGATCCGCAAGGGCCGCAAGGAAGGATTATCCTGTGAGCCAAGCCACAATACTTGCGCAAGACGAAATGCCAGCCATTGAGCGTGCTATTGAAGCAGTCCGCAAGCGCGAAGGATTGATGCGCTTCTATCGCCTGCTCGAAAAGACAGCTCCGCGCACATCGGCAAAACTGATGTTGTCGGCAAGGGTTTCTGATATTGCCCTGGCTGCTTCGATGCCGCCGTTTATGCGGAAATCGCGGAAATTGACGAAAGAAATATGACTTTTGTTGTGAGGAATTAAGATGTCTGATCATTCCAAAGAAGTCCGCGAAAAATGGAAAGACGCTGAAGACAGCGACAAAGACAATCGCGAGGAAATGATCATCGACCTCAAGTTTGAGGCAGGCGAACAATGGGATGAGCGCGTGCGTGAATATCGCGAGAATGGAGACAGGGATTTTCCCCTGCCCTGTCTGACCATCAACCAGATACCACAATTCATCGGACAGGTTGTTGGCGACCGGCGCGCCAATCAAACGAGCATCAAGGTTATTCCGCGCGAGGATGGCGACAAGGAAATAGCCGAAGTGCGTTCAGAACTGATCCGCGCTATCGAACATCAATCCAAGGCGCAGCGCGTCTATTCTCAAGCATTCGGACAAGCCGTTTCATGCGGCATTGGCAACTTTCGCGTTGACCTTGAGTATGCTTACGAAGACGCATTCGAGCGGGATTTGTTCATCAACGCTATCCCCAATCCAATGGCCGTCCTGTGGGACGCAATGGCCGCTGATCCTACTGGCCGCGATGCCAAGTATTGTTTCGTCACCGAAAAGATGAAGCCCGAAGCCTTCAAGAATGAATATCCGGACGCAGTTGCGCCAACCATGTTTGATCCTGAAATTCGCGAGGATGGATGGCTAGCCGATGATTGCGTTCGGGTTGCCGAGTATTGGCAACTCGAAGAGCGGGACCGGGAAATTGCCTTGTTTCTTGATAACAGCGTGCAGGACATTACCGACCGCGATCCAGAGGAAGTAAAGCCCTTGCTTTGGCGTGACAGCAACAATCAGCCGCGCATGAGAACGTCCAAATGCCGCTATGCCACGATGGTTGTCACGAATGGTCAAGAAGAATTGTCTGATCCGTTCGAGCTGAAAATACCGCGCATTCCCATTGTTCGCGTGATGGGCCGCGAAGTCTGGATTGGCGACCGGCGCGTTCGCTATGGACTGACGCGCTTTGCCCGCGATCCGCAACGTCTCAAGAATTACTGGCGCTCGGTAGTGGCTGAATTGCTCATGGGCGCTCCTCGTGCCAATTTTATTGCGCAAAATTCTGCAATTGCAGGCAGGGAAGACGATTGGGCAAACACGCTGATTTTCAACGATGGCGCAGAAATGCCCAT